GCTCAGATTGTTTTGTAGTTGGTGTTACAACATCGTAAAATCCAATACCTTTCAATTCTTCGTCCGACATATAATTAACACCTAGAGTATTATTCCAAGTTTTTGGAATTGATAAATATGTTTTAATTGTACCGTTTATGCTTATCGCTTTCATTTTATATTATTTTTAAGATGGGTCTGTGTCGCTTGTATATGTTGCAACCGAATAAATTAAAATTGCATCTGAATCATTGTCATCGACACATATTACTTGAATATGATTTGATGCTGCTCCGTCATAAACACCAGTACCTGCTTGATTAATTGTAGAAGTAGTAAAACTATCTGCTAATGTAATGGTTTGTGCACCTGTAACAAGAATATCAATTACTTGTCCTTTCTTGATGTTTTGGATGTTTAATGTTGTTGCACCAGTAAGTGCAGAAGTCAATTCAAATATTGCATAAGAAGATGCATCCAAGTTAATTGTTCCACTTGTTGTTATTATATCTTGCTTTGCAGTAAAACGATTTGCAAGTTCGTCATGGTTAATCCCGTCAGGTTTAACTCGTAAATTACCAAAAGTATCTAAATCAATAGTAGTATTATCAGGACTTTGCACATAGTCATATCTCCACTCAAAACCACCAGTTGCTGAATCATATGTTAATACCATATCATTTAGCGGAGTGTTTACTGATTGAAGTTTTATTAGGTTAATACCACTATCAGCAACACTTATCGTTACATCTCCTGTTGATTGGTCTACTGAAATACCTGCACCTTCTATAATTGAATTAACATCTCCTGCATCGTCTGAATACAGTTCTGTAAAGTTATCATTTACTTTATCAAAAGCGGTTCTTAAAGGGTCTCCTGTACCATCGTTGGGTGCAGTTCCTATATTGATTGTTTGTTTAGCCATTTTTTGTTTTTTTATTCTTGTGTTGCATCTGCAGTATAAAGTGTTGTATCAGCAAAAATATTTGTGTCATCGGCAGATAATAATAAAACTCCTGCCCAACAAGTTGGTGCTGAATATAAAGGTATTGCATCGGTAGTTTCTGATGTATCTCCAAACCACGTAGAACAATATATCTTCCCCCAATTTATGCTATTTGCCATATTTAATACAATTACTTTTTTTAGTTTTTGTTATATAAGTAAAATATTGCTTTAACTTATTTACGTTTTCTTGTTTTGGTTTGTATTTCATAACACCCATCCTTCAAAACTAGTATCTTTATCAGGATATACATCATCATTATTATTTGAATAGTATTCAGGAAATTTAGAACTAGCATTAAAACTCATATAATCAACAAATCTATCTGTATAATATTGTGCTGTATTTCTTTCTTTTTCTATTAAAAAATCAACTTCTTCTTTTGATACGTTTTCAGCATTTTCAGAATTGTGTTTAAATACACCTTTATTTGCAACAGTATAAGCTGCAAAAGGTAAATATTCGACCATAGACCAATGAATTAACATTGGCTTTATATGATCATTTACTAAACTTAAATAATCACCTGTTAAACTAGATGCTAAAATATCAGATTGAATCTTGTTATAAAGGTCAGTTCCAATATAGTTTTGGATATGTATATCTTGTGCAATTTTTACATATTGAATAAATTTGTCCGTGTCAACATTTCCATTCATAGCAGTAAATTTTACTACATCTTTTCTTGTTACAAATAATGCTTGTGCCATTTTTTATCTATTTACAAATCCTTGTTTAGGCATATCTTTTGGTCGCTTTGCAACTTTAGGGTCGTTAGTTTCGGGTTTAAAACCTTCTTTTTTTGCCTTATTTACACTTATTTCTGCATTTGGGTTAGTTGCATCTGGTTTTACATCTTTTGCCATATATGTCTTTCTCATCCAAAAATGATGACATGCTCCTCCTCCTTTATATAACCATATATCGTAAGTAGCAGCTCCAGATTTTCCCCATCCTGCGTTTACTGCTTTTTTACTCATTTGCATTATATCTTCTTTACGATATATCTTTTTTGCTTTAATCATATTTTGACAAAAGTCTCTACTTACACTCTTACCTTTTTTGATAGTTTCTTCTAATGGTGCATATTGATAACGTACTTTAAATTTCATATCATCAACCTCTCCATCTTGTTCGCTTTTTGCGTTTGGTCTTGCGGTTCCTGTTGAAGCTAATCCAATCATTTTATCTAATGCTTCTTCTTGGTCGTAGTCAACCTCTCTTTCATCAACTAATACCCAATTTTCTAAATCTTCATCTTCTCCAAAGTCATTAAGTAGATCAAATATTCTATCATCAACATATGGTTTCTCCTCAGAAAGTTTTACTCCTGTTTCTTCTTCACGTGATTCATCTGTTATAGCATTATCTGTTTCAATAAAAGCTAAAGGTTGTAAAGTTTTAAAATAAAGTTTAAGTGATATACCATTAACTGCTAAAATGTCATCTATACAATCAGTTAATAAGTCTTGGTAAGGTTTAATAGTAATATTATCAAATAGAAGTGCAGCAGTTTTTATTTCATCTGCATTAGAGCCTAAACCGTTGTTTTCAGTTCTAATTCCTAAAAGTAATGGACTTGTTACCCGGTGGGCAACTATTAGTTTAGCAGAACACTCGTTAGATAAATATTCATAGTGTTGTGGTGCATCGTTTAATGGAATATCATCTACTGTTGTTTTAGACTCGGCGTTGTTATTAAATGCAATTATCACTTTCTCACCTCTCGCTCCTGTGAGTTTGTGCATTACATCACTTTTAATTTGTAATTGCTTCTCTCTATCAGGTACACCATTGTTAAAGTTAACTACCTTTGTTCCACTAAAACCGTTTTGTACATCGTTAATTAAGTAGTCTGCTATTTCGCTTTCTAATTCTGCATAAGCTAAACCACCTTGGTAATCTACTGGACAATAATAATCATATCCAGATACATATTTTTTTACCATTTTAATTTCAGGCTCGTTTCCGTTACCAAAACCAAAAGCTGCTATGCGTTGAGGTTTGTCACTACGCTTTACTTTTGCCCAATTATGATGATAGTAGTATGCTTCTACTTTTCCATCTTCGTTACATTTTTCTGCTCGTAATGTTTGTCTTGGGAAATGTTCTGCTTTTACTACTTCTCCTTTTTTATATAAAACTTGAAAAGAACCTTCACCTAATAATTT